CACAAATATGATTTTGAATGGTTTATTAACCACTTCTCGCCAGCACCTACCTGGCCTGAGAATTGGAAAGAGCGAGTTTTAATCGACAAAGCTAAAGAAACTAACCCAGGATCAATATGAAAAACAGAATTGAATTAGCAAAGTATTTTAAAACCCTTGGATTTAAAAAGGGAGCAGAAATAGGAGTGGATGAAGGTAGATACGCAGAGATTTTATGTAAATTAGTCGATGGACTAACTTTGTATTGCATTGACAGTTGGGCTAATAAGACGGGAAAAGTAAAGGAGAGGATAAAGCGTAATAAAGCCTTTGATAAGGCTAGAACAAGGCTTGAAAAATACGACGCGCGTATTATAAACAGAACCAGTAAAGAAGCATCGAATCAATTTGAAGACGGATCACTGGACTTTGTATTTATCGATGCCAACCATGATTATCTCCATGTGAAAGAGGATATACAGCTATGGGCTAAGAAGGTACGTAAGGGTGGTATTGTTTCTGGGCATGACTACTACGTTACCAAGCAAGGAAACACGGGAGTAATAAAAGCAGTTGATGAATACGTAGCCGCATACGGTCAAAAGCTACAACTAACTGATTGGGATTTAGATAACCCAGTCAATGACGACAAACAGCCTTGTTGGTTCTTCATAAAAAAGTAATGGACACCCTACAATACATTAAAGAAAGATTTAACCTAGAGTTTGATAGAAACACCAGACTCCCTATTGAAATACCAAACATAGGACGGGTAGGCATGGCTGAACTTTTTAGAGAAATGGGATTTACTATAGGTGCCGAGGTGGGAGTAGAACAAGGGGTTTATTCCGAGGAATTGTGCAGAGCGAACCCTGATCTAAAGCTATACGCAGTTGATGCATGGAAAGCCTACAAGGGATACCGTGACCATACAACCCAGCAAAAACTAGAGGCGTTTTATGAGTCTGCTAAGAACAGATTAGAAGGTTACAATTGCGAATTGGTGCGAAAATTTAGTATGGATGCTGTGAAGGATTTTAAAGACAGATCATTAGACTTTGTATACATCGACGCTAACCATGACTTTCAGAACTGCACAAACGACATAGCCGAATGGAGTAAGAAGGTTAAGATAGGTGGCATCATATCTGGTCATGACTACGCAAGCCAACGGAAGCCAACTAACATGCACGTTGCAGAAGTGGTGAATGGGTATACTAAGGCGTATGACATAAAGCCGTGGTTTGTGCTCGGAACAAAGGCAATTGTAAGGGGAATAATCCGTGACGAATCACGATCATGGATGTGGGTAAATCAGGAACATCCTCCTAGAGGAAAGCACCGCGATTGATATGAAAAAAATAGCTGTCATAACTGCTAACACGGGGAACTTTGAAAAGCCTGGTGAGCATGTAAAACAATCATTGGCATGTGACTTTTATTGCTTCGATGATAAGAACTTTCCTCCCCGTTTCAATGCCATGACACCTCGACTCCAAGCCAGAATACCAAAAATGTTTGGGTACCAGATGGCACCTAATTATGACTATTATATTTGGATAGATAGCTCGTGTATCCTATCACATAAAGACTCTGTTAAGTGGTTTATAGAGCACTTAACCGATAGCGAAACCTACGTGCATATGGCAGTTTTAAAGCACCCTAACAGATCGACAATACGGCAAGAGGCAGACTATTTAAAAGAAAGATTAGCTAAGGATTGTACCTACATAACCCCTCGTTATAAAGCAGAGCTTATTGATGAGCAGATGAAAGAGATAGAGTCAGATAAAGGGTTTGTTGATACCAACCTTTTTGCTACTACGGCATTCGTTTACAAAAACCATAAGCGTGTTTATAAGCTCCTCAAGGAATGGTGGTACCACACGTCGCGGTATCACATCATTGATCAGCTATCCCTCCCCTACGCCATATGGAAGTCGAGCTGTAACGTCCGCATTGTTGACCACGATTATACTAAAAGCGAATACATGAAGTATGTCCGAAATAAATAACATAACAATCATTTACTATACTGCGAATAAGATCAGTGAATTTTTTGCACGAAATACACAAAGGCAGTTATTAAAAGCGGCTGGTGATTTCCCGATAGTATCCGTCTCACAACAACCAATGAATTTCGGGAAAGCCAACCTAGTAGTGGGTGATATCGGTCAGTCCTACATAAACATTTATAAGCAAGCACTGATAGGAGCGAAGTATGCAAAAACGAAATACATAGCCTTGGCTGAAGATGATATTTTATACTCGCCTGATCACTTCCATAGCCACACCCCTAGCCCTGGAGTGTTCGCCTATAATATGAACGTGTGGGCAATATACACATGGAGTAAACCACCCGTATTTTCCTATAAAGATAGGCGTAATCTATACAGCCTCATCTGTGAAAGGGAGCTTTTTATAGAAGCTATGCAAGAGAGATTTGCATTGTATCCCGACACAAATATGATACCTCTTCGCAATTGGTCTGAACCAGGAAAGTATGAGGATAACCTAGGCGTTACCGTGCGTAAGAGCGAGAAGTTTTTCAGCCGTACGCCAAACGTGGCATTCTCTCATGAGAAAGCAGTATCATTCGGACACCTAGGAACCAGGAAAAAACTCGGAAAGAATAGAACCCAGCTCTTAGAATATTGGGGATTAGCAGATAATATAATGAAACTTTATGTACGACCTTAGCATATTAATACCTGCCCGTAATGAGATGTTCCTTGCTCGTACGGTAGAGGATATCCTTGAGCATAAGCGCGGCAAAACAGAGATTATAATTGGTCTCGATGGCGAATGGGCTGATCCAGGAGTGCCTGATCATCCTGATGTGAAGATTGCATATGTATCAACGTCGATAGGGCAAAGAGCAATGACTAACCTTTTGTGCCGCATGTCAAAGGCAAAATACGTTATGAAGCTAGATGCTCATTGCAGTATGGATAAGGGATTTGATGTTAAAATGCTCGAGGCATACAAAGAACTCCCTGATGGGGATTCAGTAACCATGGTGCCAGCCATGAGTAATCTACATGCATTTAATTGGATATGTGAACAAGGGCATCGTAGATACCAGGGTCCCTCTGGTCCGTGTGAGCAATGCCAGAAACCGACAACAAGAGAAATGATATGGAAAAGGAACAAAGAAAGACCTATATCGACGGCATACCGTTTTGACAACACATTACATTTTCAGTACTTCCCTGAATTAAAAAAGAGACAAGAGGGTGACTTAGTAGAAACAATGTCGTTACAAGGATCATGCTTCATGCTCACGCGCGCGAAGTATTGGGAGCTTAATATTTGCGATGAGAAATTTGGATCATGGGGTCAGCAAGGCACTGAGGTAGCGTGTAAAACATGGCTATCAGGTGGACGGGTGATTTGTAATAAAAGAACCATGTACCTACACATGTTCAGAACCCAGGGTAAAGACTTTGGATTCCCGTATGAAAACCCTGCTAGTAAAATAGAGCACGCTAGAAAGTATAGCCGAGAGTTGTTTATGAATAACACCTGGCCATTGGCGGTACGTCCCCTTTCATGGCTCATAGAAAAGTTTGCACCTGTTCCAGGATGGCATGACTCATCTAAAGGAGTTATTTACTACACCGACAATCGCCTAGAGGATAAGTTTATGCGAACTGTCCAGGATCAAATAAAGACAGCCATAGGCGAAAGAGGATATCGCATTGTAAGCGTTTCGTTAAAGCCAACCCCATTCGGTGACAACTTTGCAATACCAATGGAGCGAGGATACCTGGCTATGTTCAAGCAGATACTCAAGGGACTCGAGGAACTAAAAACGGATGTAGTTTTCTTCTGTGAGCATGATGTTTTATACCACCCGTCACACTTTGATTTTATACCGCAACGCAAAGACACGTTCTATTACAATGTCAACGTGTGGAAAGTAAGAGCTGAAGATGGTCACGCACTATGGGTAGATAATTGCCGTCAAGTAAGCGGTATTTGTGTCTATAGAGAGACAGCCATAACCCATTACAAAGAGCGAATAGCAATGGTGGAAAAGGCTGGAAAATTTGAGCGAAACATGGGATTTGAGCCAGGAACAAGTGATCGTGTCAATTGGGAGCATAAGTTTAGAGCCGAAAATTGGAAGTCGAGATACCCGAATATAGACGTGCGCCATGACAAGAACTTAACCGCAAACAGATGGAGTAAGGATTTGTTCCGTGATCAGAGAAACACCCGTGGATGGAAAGAAGCAACCATAAAAGACATTCCAGGATGGGATAACGCTAAAGCTCTATTATAGGTTAGTGCTACAATTGGTAATATGAAGTTTCTTATTAACGGTGCTGACAACACAGCATTAGGAACGTCAGCACCAGGAACTGTATACAATACCATAGCGGCTACCCATGCAAGCTCGTGGAATGCAACAGAAAGTGCTCGTCATGTACCATGTGCCGCGGCTATAACATTGCTAGAAATGGTAGTGCGTTTGGCTACTGCTCCAGGTACTGGAAACACGCGCGTATTTACAGTAATGGTAAATGGATCTCCAAGTACTTGTACGGTAACTGTTTCAGGAACCAATACCCAAGCAACCGTAACAGGATTATCTACATCAATAGCCGCTGGGGATTTAATTAGTCTAAGAGCAGAAGCAACAGGAACTCCAACAGATACTGCGGATGTGTATTGGTCAATATTAGCTGAGAGCGTAAGCACTGATTACTTTGTTATTTTTGGTCATGCCACTGCAAACTTTTCAGCGAGTGTAACGAATTATAAACCTCTTCAATCAGGATCAGGTGGTACTCACGATACGGTTGAAACTAATACTCAGGGAGTATGTCCATTAGCTTGCACTATTAATAATATGTACACCTGGATAAGCGGTACCCCAGGTGCGAGTAAATCCTATGATTTTAAGGTTGTTCATAATGGAACAGAGAGTAGTGATATTGTTGTTAACTATACGGGTACAGATGATGCTACGAAATCTGATACAGGAGCCATATCCGTTTCTGCTGGGGACACACTTAGTTTCGCGGCAGTACCTACGGGAACACCAAGTGCGAGACGTGCTGGTTGGTCATGCAAAATTACGCCAACCACTCCAGGTGAATCATGCCAGATGTTCGGTATATCTGATCCACCATCAGTATCAGCAACGGAGTTTGAACAGTTTTTAGGGAGTGGTAATGCTTCGTGGATAACGACAGAAGCCAATAGGTACGCAACACTATATGCAACAACATTACAGGCTATTTATGCAAAAATAGGGACTGATCCTGCTAATGGAGCTGGGACTCAAAGCTGGACGATTAAATTAAGAGATGAAGGAGCTGATACCTTAGTTGCAGTCACAATTTCCGAGGGAGCCACTACGGGTAATACCACGGGACTAAGTGTAACTACTACTACGGGCAATCGATATAATTTATCATGTACACCTGCTAATACCCCTGCCGCAATGACGGGTGGAGTTCATTTAGGTATTAAAATATTCTTCTCAGTAGGATCACCTTCTGCTAGTCTATCTCCTTCCGCATCTGCAAGCGCGAGCTTATCTCCAAGCGCAAGTACTTCCCCTAGTGCCTCCATTTCTCCAAGTTCTTCTGCATCGGCATCCGTTTCACCTAGCGCGTCACGATCTCCGAGTGCATCACTATCTCCATCATCTTCTATTTCTCGTAGCCCTTCATCCTCCGTTTCACCATCAGAGGGAGCCGCGTGTGTTGCGCCTGATCCTCATCCTGAATCAACATCCGTAGACGGATTAGCCTATCGTTTCGTGAGCGAAGAAAGTTGGTCAGCCCTAAGAGACGGTGCTGGTAATGGGAGTGTTGATAATGCGGCTACGGATAGACTTGTTGCTCTTAGAGCTGGAACTACAACCGATTTATGGGACTTTCTAGTAAGAGGACTATTGTTATTTGACGCTTCGGGATTAGGGGATCTCGTAACTGCGACATCGGGAAAGGTGAGTATTTGGGTAACAGGTTTCGGACAAGGAATTACTGGACAATCAATAGTGCTGGTAGGATCAACGCCAGCCTCAAATATAGCAATAGCGAACGGTGATTATAGCAACCTAGGAACAACTGCATTAAGTGATCCAATCGCAATATCATCTCTAGTTGCTGGTCAGTATAACGATATCCCTTTGAATGCCGCTGGATTAGCGGCAATAAGTGTTACGGGAATAACTAAATTTGGAGTTCGATTAGAAAGCGATAGGTCTAATACACCTCCAACATGGGTTTCGGGACAAATAACAGATGTAAGTATTCAGTACGCTGAAGGTACTCATAAGCCTCAATTGTGCGTAACGTTTTTATCCCCCAGCGCATCTACATCACCATCCGCGTCTCGATCTCCATCATCGTCCGTATCTGCTTCGGTTTCTCCAAGCGCATCCACATCACCTAGCGCAAGCACCTCTCCAAGCTCCTCTGTATCTGCCTCAATTTCACCATCAGCCAGTATAAGCCCTAGTGCTTCGACAAGCCCTTCATCTTCTATATCAGCATCTATTTCACCATCGGCAAGCACGAGTCCGAGCGCATCAATAAGCCCATCCTCTTCCGCATCTGCCTCTGTTTCCCCATCAGCTTCAACGTCTCCATCGAGTTCTATAAGTGCATCGGTAAGCCCTTCTGCTTCCATAAGCCCATCAGCCAGCACCTCTCCTTCCGCATCGATATCTCCTTCAAGTAGTGCCTCATCGTCAGTGAGTCCATCGGCTTCATTATCGCCATCAGCTTCAATAAGTGCCTCTATATCTCCGAGCGCGAGCACATCCCCATCATCGTCAGTAAGTGCATCGATATCACCAAGTGCTTCACAATCCCCGTCGAGTAGTGCTTCGGCATCGATAAGTCCTTCTGCATCCCTTTCTCCAAGTGCATCTTTATCAGCAAGCATATCCCCATCCGCATCACGATCTCCTAGCTCATCAGCAAGTGCCAGTACGTCACCTAGCGCATCTCTTTCCCCTTCAAGTAGCATATCGGCAAGCACCAGTCCCTCTGCATCAATATCACCTAGTGCCAGCGCAAGCGCGTCGACATCCCCATCCGAATCCCTAAGCCCTAGTTCCAGTGTTAGTGCCTCATTAAGCCCTAGTTCCAGTACAAGCCCTAGCGCAAGCACATCAGCATCTACGTCACCTTCTGCAAGCGCGTCATTGAGCCTAAGCCCCAGTGCCTCAATAAGCCCAAGTATCGTTGGAAAGATACCAGCTATTCTTACCGTAGGTAGAAAAGGTACTATTGTATTAGCGAGACGTGGACGTACCGTTTTATCAGTACCATGATTATGGGGTTTGAATTTAGAAAAATATTACCAAAGATACTAGCGGTTTTAACAAGAAAACCACGATACAGACCAGACATTGAATGGTCAAATAAATCATGGACGCATAATGTTTTCCGTTTATATGAAATGATTTTCTGGAGACGGCAAGGCATTAAGGCAGAAATGACCACGGGATTAATGAAAGATAATGGAAAGGAATACATCATCACAGCCTGTCATTCCTGGGAGTCGGTATGTGCTTTATTTGAAACACAAATACGGGAGCTATTTAAATTAAAAATAAGAATACCCGTAAAGCTATGGGTGCCAGTTTTACAAACACCGCAAGGCATGCCCATACTCACATCGCCATATATTTTTGCAATTGCTCATGATGCAAACGCAACGATTAGTTCTATGGGAACAACAAGCCCAGCAACATGGACGCATACATGTACTGGTACGAATTTAATGATAGCGATTGGAGCAGTAGTAAATAGCATTGTAAGCCAACCAACTGTAACAGGAGTGACATATAACTCCGTAGCCGCAACTAAAGCAAGAGGCGATCAAATAAACATTGGTGGTGGAGACAAAGTAGAAACAAGTGTATGGCTTCTCCATAATCCAGCAACGGGATCAAATACCGTATCCGTAGCGGCTACATTAGGAACAACGCCAAAACTCGGTGGATCAAGCACATCGTATAGCGGTGCTAACCAAAGTAGTACTGCGGATGCAGTAAATGGAGTAACGGGTACAACTGCTGGTGACAAGACATTTACGGTAACAACCGTGGCAGACAACTGCTGGATATATTTAATAGGATCATCTGCGGCGGCGACTGGTGCGACTTTAACAGCAGATCAAACATCTCGCGGCACCCTTTCTTTTACAGGGTCAGTAGGGAATAGCAATATATTACGATCAGCAGATACTAATGCCGCACAAACACCTGCTGGTGGAAAGACGGTAGGCATGACAGTTGGTGGTACGGTAGTAACTTTATACGCAATATCTGCCGCGTCATTTGCTCCTGCTGTTGGTAGTAGCCCTAGCGCAAGTGTAAGCCCCTCCATTTCTCCAAGCTCTTCTTTAAGCCCATCATCGAGTATATCTGCGTCGATATCCCCGTCAGCATCACGGTCACCATCAGCAAGCCTAAGCCCCAGCTCTTCTGCTTCAGCATCGGTATCTCCAAGTGCTTCTCGTTCTCCTTCATCATCGGCAAGTGCATCGATTTCACCATCTGCATCAACAAGCCCTAGTTCTTCTGAAAGCCCCAGCATATCTCCTTCATCTTCTCTTTCTCCCAGTGCTTCTATAAGTCCTTCCGCATCAACCAGTCCCAGTGCTTCACGATCTCCTAGCTCATCGGAATCGGCATCAACATCTCCGTCTGCTTCGACCAGTCCCAGCTCTTCTATTTCTGCCAGCGTAAGTCCTTCCGCATCGATAAGTCCGAGCGCATCAACATCTCCATCATCATCAATAAGTGCCAGTATTTCGCCTAGTGCTTCTCGAAGTCCATCATCATCAATAAGTGCCAGCATATCTCCTTCTGCTTCCATAAGCCCATCGTCGTCAGCAAGCGCGAGCACTAGCCCAAGTGCCAGTATTTCCCCATCCGCGAGTATAAGCCCTAGCGCGTCTTCATCAGCCAGTATTTCTCCTAGCTCGTCAATTAGTGCCAGTACAAGCCCTTCGGCATCAACCTCGCCTAGTTCCAGTGCCTCAGCATCACAAAGCCCATCATCGAGTATAAGCGCAAGCATATCGCCAAGTGCCTCTACATCCCCTTCTGCAAGTGTTTCTCCTAGCCTAAGCCCCAGTGCATCCGAATCATCTTCCACGTCACCCTCGGGATCATTAAGCCCTAGCCCATCGATATCTGCCTCACTAAGTCCCAGTGCATCTATAAGCCCCAGCGCGAGCGCAAGCCCTAGTATATCTGGCGTGGTACCAACCGTATTGACTGTGAGAAAAGGAATCAGTGTTTTGCTAGTAAGACCTATTCGTACTATTCTTAAATAAAATATGGCTGAACTTCTATTCATAAATAACTTTGCAGAAGTAAACCTAGTAGAAACCACTGCGTTAAATGCAGATGCGGCGGCTGGCGCAACGTCAGTGGTAGTAAAGAACGTCCAAAACTTTGCCGATAACAACATGACTGTTTTCGGTGAGCTGGCAAGTGAGCAAGCAGAAAAAGTAAAACTCACCACTGTTACCCTTGCAACCCAAACATTCGCATTTGCCGCGCTCAAATTTGCACATGAGAAAAAGGAACCAATAACCAAACTTCGTGGCGATCAAATAAAAATTTATAGAGCGGCAAACGTAGATGATACACCTCCTGACGACGACGATTTTATTTTAATTGCAACGGTAGATATCCAAGTAGATAAAAGCTATACCGAATACAATGATACCGACGGTGGGGTAGGATATTGGTACAAGGTAACGTACTACCATAGCGTTAACGGAGCAGAAACCGACATAGTACAAAGCGATGCAATACGAGGTGGTAATTTCGGACACTATGCAACCATAGAACAAATAAGAAACGCGGCTGGGTTCAAAGATAATACCGATGTAATAGATGAAGTTATTGCAGAGGCTAGGGATGAAGCCGAGGGAGTGGTAAAGGGATACATAATAGCCGCTGGTTATTACCTACCTCTAGAGCCTCCTTATCCAGCATCGGTAGCACGCCTAGTAAAGCAATTAGCATCTGCCTATTTACTCCAGGATGAATACGGATCATCGGTGCAAGGTAGTGATAGAGACGGGTACGCGAAAGAGAATTCAGTAATGAAAAAATTAGAAAAAATCCAAGAAGGCGAGATGAAATTAATTGACGTGAATAAAGAAACCGTAACCCCTGGCAAGGATGATACGAGTGGATGGCCTGATGACACTACAGAAACAGAAACGAAATCAAATCATGGTGGGAAACCAATATTTACGATTAGTAAACGGTGGTAATATGGCACTTGGATTCACAGTTCATGTCAGCGGTGATAAAGAACTGCTTGCTGGACTAACCAAAATGAGCGATGGCGTTCTTGACCTTGAGCAAGAGTTTGAAAACACGGGTAAATACCTTATGGACTTTGAAACCCAGCAAGTATTTGAAAGTGAAGGTCAGGCGTTTGGAGAGTCATGGCAACCCCTATCGGAGCCATATAAATTCCTAAAACGATTTAAATTCCCTAACCGTCCCATCCTTGAAGCAAGTGGAAACATGAGACGTGGTTTTCTTTTCACGATACTTAACTCACGGCAAGCACTGTTCCATAACGTATACGATGAGCAGTATTTGAAATACCATCAGACAGGAGCACCTAGAAACAACCTCCCAAAACGTGTTATTTACAAGCTCGATAAGGATCGTAAAGAAGGTATTATGAACATCTTTGTCGAAGGATTAAGAAAAAAACTAAAACAAGCATTCAATGCCTAGCGATTACGAATTGACAATTGAAGAAGTTATAGCCAATACCCTGAAAGATAATCTGGGTACGGCTTTATTTAAAAACTACATTGTGGGACGGATTGACTCGCCTAGCGTGAATCGATCCATGATGCCATGCCTTTTAATATCCCGTGTGGGATCGGTGGGGAAACAGCAATCAACTGCTACGGATGTGAATAAGTACACCATCGTTATAACCGTGGTGGTTGACAGACGGTCTGGTTTTCTTGGTATTCATGGAGAGGAAAAGAACTCGCTTATGATGAATAACCTCATTGATGGCATTGATCCTGTCACAAAAGAATACTCTGAACAGTCTATATTAGGCATTTTACGCAAGAATTTTAGCCTCGTGGGTGTCATCGACGATGAATTGTATAGCGTGAATTACCCCATTACTCGCCTACGGGATAGTGTAACAACCATGGAAGCTATGCTACGGTTGACTGTAGACGCGCATGTGGTGGTTACTGGACGCGTATAAAACTACTATGTTACTCTTAACTTAATTTAAATACCTATGCCTGTTACAACCCGATTATCAAATCTTGGATACGGAGCGATCATTAGAGAAACGACTCCAGGTACTGCCAGAATTCCAAACGTATTTCTACCCCTTCTAAAAGACAATGTTAGTCTTGCCGCTAATCTGAATGAGGATAAAGGCATTACAGGCAATCGTGCCGCTCGATATGGTATTTACCAGGGCATGCGCCAATACACGGGAACCCTTGATCTTATCGCTGAACCAAACACCCTGGGGTATTTCCTCGACGCAATGCTTCTGCGAGGTACGGAATCGGGAGCTGGACCATATACCCATCCATACACATTAGGCGAAGGTGATTCCTTGACACTCGATCTGCTTAAAGGCACCGTTGTTCATCGTTATTTTGGCGTAAAGGTTCATAGCCTAACCCCTACGGTTGCAGACAATCTTATTAACATTTCAATTGGCATTGAGGCTCTGGGTGAATTTGCAAGCCGTGATATCAGCGCAACACCTGTGGGTTCAGGACCATATACGATTACCCTATCGACTTCATTTACGCCTACGCCAACAAAAGGATTAGTGGTTGGTGACGTAATGACTTTGTACAAAGCCGATGGAACCACTGTTGATTTCACCGTAGCTACAATCCCATCAGATACGACCATTACAACCGTTGTTGATGTTACCTCTGGGTTAGCTGGTGACCAGATTGCAATCCGCGCTCAGACACCTACTTATAATTTCCTTCGTTACTTTGAATGGGGTTACACTGAATTCCGTTTCGGATCAACTGCCGCAATCGCATTAACCGCAACTCATACGCCTGTTTCTCCTGGTTCAATGTGGACATTAAGCCATGAGATTGATGCCAAACAAGGTGGATTATCAGGATCACTCGACCCTCAAGTACTGCCTCGCCTGTTAGGGGATGGAACATTAAAAATTCATGCTTTCTTTAATACACCAGACGATTACCAACGGTTCCTTAATATAACAAAGCGAGCATGTGTCATTCGTCATTTCTCTGAATCACTGAACGGTACCCCATGTGAGTTACGTATCACGTTCAATAACATGAAGGCAAAAGAACTGAAAGACCCGATTGAAACTGGAAACCTGATCTACCAAGACATCGAGTTTATGCCGCAATTTGATGCCAGTGATGGTCAGATGTTTGATGTAAAAATACTCAACAATATATCAACATACGCATTTGCTTCGACCTCTCCATCTGCGTCAGGATCACCTTCTGCATCTCGTTCCCCATCAGCATCTACTTCACCTTCCTCGTCTGTTTCACTATCAACATCTCCATCCTCATCCGCTTCACCTTCGTAACGTATGCCTAAGCTTAGTAAGCCAAACATACAAAAGATTGACCTTCCTTCATCTGCTGGAACCAGTGATCCAGGATGGGTAAAGGTTGATTTGAACATGAACATTGGTAAGACCTTACCAGCACTAAGAGAAACCGATCCCGATAGACAGATCGTGGCTATCGTAGCGGCGGCAATAGAGTCATGGAATATCATAGGTGACGATGACAAGACATTGCCTGTAACGCCTGATAACGTTCGTTGCTTAAATCAAAAAGACTTTGTTGTTATTCTGAAATCCCTAAATATGCAAGACATGGCTGGGATTGATAATTCAAAAAAAAACAGTTAATAATCTACATCTCGACCTCCCGTAACGGGAAGCCAGCCGTAAAACCTCCAATAGAATATGTGTTCATGAAGTACCGAGAGCACTTTCATATATCGTGGTCAGATTTTAATGAGACACCATTACGGGTAGTGTTTGAGGACTTAGCAATGATTGAGATAGAACAGACTATGCTACAATCTAGATAAACAAATTATGGCTAATGATGAGACACTAGGTATACTCATAAAAACCACGTCAGACCTGACAGGATTAAACCAAACGAAACAGGCAGTGACGGGCTTATCTGGTGCCGTACAATCAGGTGTTTCTGGTATAAATAACCTTGGAAACCAACTAAAATCATTGGCACCTGTATCATTAGCCGCTGGTGGTGCATTGGCTGGCATGGCGGCACTTGCAAAATCATCAATAAGTGGTTTTAAAGAAGAACAATTAGGCATAGCAAAGCTAACACAACTCATTCTCAACCAGAAAGGCGCGACTCAAGAGAATGTAGAGGCTTTGAAAAGCCAGGCGAAAGCATTGAGTAATGTAACTACGTATACGGATGATGCGATTATATCTGCTCAAGCTCAACTCGCTACCTTCGACTTATCAACGGAAGCCATTGAAAAAATAATCCCAGGTTTTCTAGATATGGTAGCGGCTGAAAAAGGAGCCTCTATTAGTGCTGAAGAAATGAAAGCCCAAGCCCAAGGTTTAGGAAAAGCATTGGTAGGTCAAACAGACACATTAGTAAAACAAGGTTTTCAATTTACAGAACTACAAAAAGAGATATTGAAAACAGGTAACGAGCAAGAACGTCTGACGGTCATTAGCGAAGTTATGGGTAGAACATATGGTGGCATGGCGGCGAAGCTGTTAGAAGTCGAGGGATCAAGTGGGCAGTTAAGTAAGGAATTAGGAGAATTAAAAGACACCCTAGGTGGAGCACTCGCACCTGTTGTAGAGCAAGTAACTGCGGCATTATTACCTGTAGTAAAAACAGTGGCAGACTGGATAGAAAAGAACCCTGAACTAACCAAGCAGATAGTCCTTATTACTGCTGGGGTATTGGCGTTCTTTGCCGCACTCGCGCCTATAGGCTTTGCAATAACGGGAGTTGGTTTAGCCATTGCCGCATTAGCAAGTCCGATAGGAATTATAGTCATAGCATTAGCCGCGCTTGCCGTAGCTTTTATATTGAACTATGACAAAATTAAAAAAGGTTTTATTGATCCCCTTATATCAGGTCTTCATGTCGTGAATGATGCAATAACAGGCGTATTACAAAAGATAGGATTGCTCGGTGAAGGAAAGACTTTTGCTGGTCAGGCTGGCGAAGGGATTAAGTTTTTAGGAGAAAACCTACTGAACTTTGATCAAGGTGGCGTAGTACCTGGTCCCGTAGGAGCACCGCAATTAGCTGTGGTGCATGGTGGTGAGACGGTATTACCGAATAACCAGCCAGCGAATACAACGCAAAACGTTACGATAAATATAGAGGTGAGAGAGAATGTTGATCTCCAACAAGTAGCTCAACTCATGGATCAATACCTTGGTCAAAAATCAATAAGCCGTCAATTTGGTATAAGCTAAGACTATGGCTGGTAAAATAATATCATTTGGATCATTCACTCTTACACCAGCAAACGGTGTATATGCGGCTGAAATAGGTGAGATGTCACCTGCACAGCGTGACATAACAGTACTAGCTCAAGCTGGATATAGAGGCATTAAAATTTTGCGCGTACTAGATGGCGCAAAAATTGTCACTGTAAGGGGAATAATATCCAAAGATAGCGAGGCTAATTTCATTGCGGCTATACGGGATTTTAATAAAGCATTGATGGGTGAAGGCGCAAATATCGTTCCTTCTGACACTTTAAAAGTAGAAACATCAGAGGGAACTTACGTTTATGAAGACGTAATTGTCCAAGACACTGACAAAATATTTCCGATTCAAAAACCATTTAATATAACTTGGATACCGTTCGAGGTAAGGTTTTTAGTACCTAAAGGATTTGCACGATCTACCACTAATACCGTGAGTAGTTTTATTAACATAACGACCAACCCATCTACTGGTTTCGTAACAATTGAAGGCACCGCTAATGCAGAGCCGACTATCATCCTGACATTTCATACTGCCTCAACCATTACAGAATTTACATTCCTAAACAGCACCACAAATGAATCAATAACCTGTACAGGTTTAACCATAGCCAATGGAGACGTAATAACGATAGATACTGCGGCGAAGGTGGTTAAGCAAAATACGACCATAGTAAGGTACTCGGGAGTTATCCCACTGTTCATAGTTGGAAGGAATGATTTTAAAGTCAGTTTTGCTGGAAGCTCAAACACCGTGGCATCACAAACAAGCTATGATGATGCTCGACAAGTGTATGGCAATAACTGGTTGGCTCAGAGTTTTCAAGTAGCTTCCCCAGCAACCGTACCGCAATTAAATCTAATGATTCAAAAGGTAGTTGGTAACGTATACCAACTCCTCGATGATTTTGAAGACAATAGTATAAACACCACTATATGGCAAAACAGAACAGGGACATATGCAGAAGAGGGTGGGAAGCTTCGTGTTGGTAAGAAGAATGGGAGTGGCGATAATGGAAACGTAAATACAGGTGCAAGGGATGGCGTAAGCGGATTTGAAATAGCATTTGATTGGTCTGCTGGTGGTGGGGAAGGTCCCGATGTTTATGTATACGTACAAAGCAATGGTACTGGAGCAACGGGTGGAACTGTAGAAGCACGATCCCAACATGCCGTGGGTAGAACCGTAGTATCAGGAACGGGAGCATTAGCTGGATTAGGATCGTTTACTTTTGACGGATCATCGGGTCGCCTAAAAGTAGAACAAGACGGTAGTACCCTTAAAGTTTATGTTAACGACACCTTACAACTTTCGGGAACGTTTGAAATAGGGAGTGCTCCTGTAGCTGGTATAACATCGGAAGGTGGAAGCGGTACTGATTTCTATATCCAAGCTTCTTATGTCAATGAACGCATTGTAGCCAGCGCAAACAGTGATTTAACAATCCGTGTTGAAACAAATAATGCTGGTGCTCCTTCGGGAACGATTGTAACAAACGGGCAAGTAACCATCCCAGCATCAAGTATTGGTACCTCGTCTTTCTCTGAAATAATAGCGTCTTTTGCAAGCTCATTATCCCTAAGCGCGGCAACTACATACCACATTGTGGTAAAGCAAAGCGGTGGTGATATTAATAATTACTACCAATTGAAAGTATATAGTGCTGGCGCGTACGCAAGTGGAAACAGTGAGACAACAATTGACGGTGGTTCCAATTGGACTCAAAGAACAGCAGAGGATTTATTCTTCAAGGTTTACACATCATTACCAACTGGATTTAACGTAGGACTTGAGATTGATCACTACGCAAGTCACTATAGCGTTGTTTAAATATGCCATCACCGCAAACAATTAATCCTACCGATGACGGGTGGTATGGTAATCAGTCAGGTGACCAGGCGTGGGCAACAATACGAGGCGCGAATGGAGCAATAAGTAGAGCGCAAGCAGATGACACTAATGAAGCTATTGCTTTGCGTAATGGCGCAACGTCAAACACATGGGACTTAATGCGAAGAGCTGGTTTTTATGTTTCCGACGCATCTATTCCTGCAACGGCGGTATTTCAATCAATAAAACTTCGCTTACAAGTAAATAGCAAAACAGAAGATATACCAGGGCAAGCACTCACTCTCTGTAATGGTGGTCCTGCGGCATCCGCAATAGCACCATCTGATTACGAGTTAAACGTAGGCAATACAACCATCTGGGGTGACACCGTAACACTTGCCGCGATAACCCCTGGAATGTATAACGAATGGAATTTTAATGCGGCTGGTATAGCTGGATTACAAGCACAACTCGGAAGCGGTGCTTTTAAGTTCCAGTTGAGATTTGAATCGGAACGGTCAAACAGTGAGCCTGGGAATTGGTCTGCTGGGCGCACAGCTAACATGAATTGGAACTTTGGTAATGCTTCCAGTAACAAATCAGAGCTTGTAATAACGTACATAACCTACAGTCCTAGTGCATCCCGTTCTCCTTCCGCGTCGAGATCACCCTCTGCATCAACATCTCCCTCATCGTCAGTATCGCCTAGCGGAAGTGCTAGTGCATCACGGTCTCCATCAGCATCACGGTCTCCTAGTGCAAGTACATCTCCATCGGGTTCACAATCACCTAGTGCCTCTGTAAGTGCATCAACCTCGCCAAGCGCGTCACGTTCCCCATCCGCATCCGCATCTCCAAGTCCGAGCATAAGCATGAGCATATCGCCAAGCGTGGAGCATATAGTAATTCCCGTTATATCCAATCCATTAAAACAGCCACGATTTACATTTATTGTGGAAAGAAACGACGGTACCTTTTTATACAATACTGAAGACTGGCAGTTTGATAGCATCGTTCGTGAAGTGAATGGCGCAATGGAAGTAAGAGGATTAAAAACAAATCAGTACTCTTCTCAGATAGGTAATGGGATAACCAATCCCATGAATGCAGTAACGATTAGAATTTCAAGTGGTATAACACCAGAGGGCATACCCTATTTTTCAGGATACATACCTAAGAGAATAATAAACCTCAAGCATAGGGATGATAGTGTTGGATTGGTTTTATTCGGACATGCGGCACGACTTTTTGAAATGTTTTATATCTCAACCAGTGGTAATACCAGTGTTTTTGACTGGACTGCTGGAGCCGCTACTAGCACCATTGTTAAAAATATTATAGACAAAGCACGTTTACTGGATACGAATTACCGCGTCAATTATTCATCTACTAGCGTAGAAGCAACTGGCGATACTGTTAAAGATAAATTTGAATTATCAAACTGCGGTGATGCTCTTAATAGATGTGTTTATTTAGCATACCAAGCGAACCAGATATGGCACTGGAGAGTTCTTGGTGACAACGTATTTCAATTTAGAAAATCAGCATCGTCAGCCGATCATCAATTTACTTATGGATTAGACGTAGCAGAATTCCCAGAATTATCTGAAGACCTTAGCCAGGGGAAAAATGAGATTTATGTTATATACGGCAATAACGCTTCAAACGTACCGCAAGGTATTAAGCGTGTTGTTGATGCCGCATCGATAGCGAAGTATGGGAACCGAGCATTGTTTGTACGTGCTGGAAACGTGCCAGACGCTACTACGGCAACGGCTATAGGGAACGCGTACTTACAAGTATTTAACCCACCCCTACGCACCGTGCGCGTGAGTATTACTAATGCATATAGAAATGGCATTGAGTATATAAACCCTGGCGATACTTGCGAGATTCTTAATCTCCCTCCTGACATTCAAAACATACTGACAAATAATATGTTTATTACCAAAACGATTTATTACAAAGATCGTGTTGAATTAGAGCTGTCACTTAAGAACCCTCAGATAGCAAGCTCGATACAAAAGATAGAAGATCAATTCGCTCAACTCCAAACGGGTGGTATTCCAACAACGTATAGCTAGGAGTAGTATGTAACTAGGTTCCTTTCACAGAAAGGGGATTATATGAAACAGGAGTGCAGACGATGCGGTAACTGGCGCGTCACTAACCACAATGGAAACTGGACGGTGTGGCGACCAAGAGAAACACATGCGGCGATGAATAGAACAGATGAGACAGCAGAGTACTGCTTATGCGATTACTGCTTGATGCAGAAGCGCAAAGCAAAACCAGTTCTTGTGAAAGCGAGGTGATCCTAATCTAGGGGTGTGCCAATTGACACATCCCTTTTATCTTTTTGTAATATAGTGTTATAGTTCGTGAATGATAGCCCCAGTAAAGAAATATGTGGTCGGGTTACGTTTTAATGCTCCAGTACCGTATTATCCTTTCCGACATCCTGGAATTGATTTACTGCCCGTTCCTGGGCAAGACAGAACAATTATATCACCTGGGAATGGTGAGGTATCAGCCAAGTTTTATAGTATTGGTGCTGGGAATACAGTAGACATTGATCTCGATAATGGATTATCTGTTCGTCTGTGTCATTTGGTATCACCTGCTACCGTTTCTGTAGGAGAAAGGGTTGTAGAAGGGCAACCTATTGGCACAATGGGAGCAACGGGATTATTCGTATATCCTCGTGGATTTGTACATTTACACTACGTTGTTTTTGCTAACCATTACCGAGTTAAGGTTATTGACCCAGCTCCATACCTTGTGGGTAATCCAAGCAAGATAGACGTGCCAGCTCTCTTTACTCAGATATGGCATCGTCTCCCTGCTCAAGGTGAAACCAATTACTTTAATAAACGAATTGATGATAAATCAATTAAAGACCGAGACGATTGTATTAGAAAAATGACGTATTGGTATGACCAGGTATATCCTAAAGGAAAATACAGTGCTGTTGGTGATGAGCGATGGCAACGGGAAAAAGAGAAATACGCTTAAATTATGGACGAGACAATTCAACCAGAACAACCGTTAGCACCTAGAACAACAACGCAACAAGACCTAACGACAGCAGGGCAACGGAAAATAAATCTGATATGGGAAACAACTCAATCAAGAATCGCTATTTTTGTGGTAGGTGTAGGTGTATTACTGAATGTAGTTTTAGTAATATGCCTGATATTTTTTAACAGAGATGTAACGGTTAATCAATTAGCTTTAATTACGATTTGCCTGCAATTTATTAATTTAACCGCTGGAATTGTTATAGGTTTTTACTTCTCAAGAACTAACCATGCCGCAATTGGTGGCATAGGAGAAAAACCAAGACAACCATATGAAGGTAGATGATATGGAAAACAATGGACCAATATCCGCAGATGCATTTGTCAATCCAAGGCTTACGAGGATTGAAAGCAAGGTCGATAGTATAGATGCTCACATTGCTAACCTGGATACTAAGTTTGCAGATAAAGAAAGTGTTATGGCTTTGCATGAAAAATATTTCTCATTATCAAGAGACGTATCAGAAATAAAAGTAGCCAATGCTACCATGCAAGGATCGATAAGAACCGAGATAGCGAACCTAAAAGCCGATGTAAAAGTAGAAATAACTACCCTAAAAGGTGTGGTTGAAACCCAGGTGCAAACCATAAACACTCGATTAAAAGTATATGGCGCGGTCTTAACAGTGGCTTTGACGATAGCAATGTTTTTGATTAACTTGTATTTTAACCAAAACTGAAAGCGAGGTGAGCTTTATGGATTTCAAATTTCTACAAAGTGAAAGATTTTGGCAACTATTCTTCGTCGGCTTAGTCGGTGGACTCACCTTCGCATTCCCAGATAATAAATGGGCAATGGCTCTATCAGTAATGGTAAGCCTTTGGTTCGGTGGTTCAGTTGCAGTACGAACCATTGATCGATTCGGTGAAAAAACAGGTGGTTAGGAGGTGAATACTATGGCATTAGACTTCGGACCAGGAAAAGGGTATCTCGTAGCCGCAATTGTGCTAGGGATCATTATTCTTCTATGTGCATTTTTCGGTGTTGCATTGGGGATACTCAATATAGTCCTAACAGTGGCAATAGTAATCTTGATGATTGCATGGGGTTTAAAAGTATTAGAGATACTATAAACTGAGTAATTGTAAAGATTGACGGGAATGGCAGTGGTGCTAACATGCATTACTGTCGTTCTTTTTTTAGATTGATAGTGTCTTTTCTGGTTGAGGTTGCTTAAGCATTAATCAACAATTTATGAGACGATGTAAGATACTTACCTTCCTGACACTCATATGCACGCTGATAGCTTTAAACCCCATATCTCCCACCTATGCTTCCATACAGACAGAACTGGAAGCAGTACCGACGGACTCACCTGTGAATCCCACCCAGTGGACGCACCTTGCCGCTGTTGCAGTGACATCCCCAGTTACGATACCTGGCACACCAGAAAAGAAGCCCTTGAATCGTCAATCCTTGCCACCTTCCCGTAGCGAAAGCACCCCAAAAGGTAAAAAGATAGCACCACCACCTCCAAAGATCGTTAAAACTCAAATAAAACCCAAGTTGACATACAACCCATGTAGTTGTGTAAGTTATGCACAGGCAAAAGCTGGGGTAAAGATTAGAGTGGGATACGCAAAAAACACGCCTATAAACAGTAAGAAGCCCCAGAAAGGAGCTATCTTAGTTACTAAGGAGAATTCACGGGCATTGGCTAAGAAGGGGATTTATACAGGACATAATGCTTACGTCGAGGATTTTACTGAAAAGACTATAACCGTATCCGAGGCTAACTATTCTCCTTGCAAAGTAACAACACGCGTCATAAAGATTGATTCACCTGTCATATTGGGGTATCACGTCTCCAATATCGTGACACCGTAAGCATCCCTAACCAACTTCTTTTTGAGTTTATAGATGGGAGTTTTAAATCCCTTAGTGTCTTCGACAACGCGTTCTCCTGATTTTTTTATATACGTGAAGTCAGCAATATACGTACAGATAATAGATTTGCTTCCTGGCCAGATGATGGGGAATGGTGTCTGTAATTTTAAGTCCGAAATATCCCCATAGGCTTCTAATAACCTAAGATGGCAATAGCGGTTGTACTCTAGTTTAGAGTCAAAGATTTTTACCTCATCTTTTTTATTGCATCGAGGGCATAGATCGGGAGCACCACCATGCGTACAGGTAACAACTTCGGTTAGTGGGTAACCACACTTCTTACAAGCCAAAGCATCACTGCATCGAAAACAATATCTAACCTTTTTTGCACGATATTTATTCCAAGCACTCACGGTGCTTTCTTAGGATAGACAATCCCCGTACATGCCTTTTCACATTTAGTACAAACGTGATAGCACGTTACTCCCATAGCCATTACATTTTTTCCTATATCCCCATCATCGCCACACTCAACTCTAACTTTAGCCTTACAACAATCAGATTTGTATTTAATCTGTTTCATTCTCTCCTCCTTTATCTTCTATTTCAGCGCGGCATCGTTTACAGCGAAAAGCCACGTCCCCAGCGAGCCTAGGCTCTTCCCATATATGTCCCTTAGTAAGACAGATATACTCGGGACTTTTTTTAAATGCTTCATTGTAATCATCCCTGACATCATGCTTATCCATGGGATCACCATTTTTATTTACGATAGTCATATTATCTTGTTAGTCTGAAGGATCGATTTTTATTTACCTCCTCACCACCGTTGTTGATCTTAATTGCTCCGTTATAGGCATTGTAAATGCCATATAGCCATAGGAGAGGTGTTGTTAATAATCCGATACCATAAACAAAGATGAGTAGTATGCTGATGGCGTAGAAAACTAAAAGACCAATCCCGTCGAAGATGCGACCATTGTAAATCTGTCCCAATCCTGGAACAAAGAAAGACAAAACAGCCGCTAGACCTGGATTTTTTTCCATATATTATCACCTCTCTTTCTCATAAGCTTGGGCAAGGAATCGAACCTTGCATAGCTACTACAGCTCGAGATTTATAGTAGCCTTGTGGTTTTAAGCGTCTACCCCTTCCGCCACCAAGCTTCCTAGATTACAGTCTCAAATCGCAAAACCAGAACTTCAACCAATTGTGACCGTCGTTAGGACGGCACGTTAGGATGTAAGGAATCCACTTACCAAAAGCAAAGACAGAATTTTTATGATCTGCTCCACATGCTCCTAGATCGGTTGATTTCTCACAATCGCCACCTGGTCCCTGGTCAGTACCACCTTGATCATCACCTGTTACTACAGGCGACTCTTCAGGCGTTACCGTTGGGATAGGTTCTACACTTGGGGATGGTTCCACTGTTGGCGATGGTTCAACTGAAGGGCTTGGTGAAGGGCAAACTTTTTTGACCTTAACCTTTACCTTGTTAATTTCATTCCCTGGATTGGGGTTGAAATTATTAAGCTCTCCTGTAGCGTATACATGGTAGCCACTAAAGCCATCATTATCTACGTCTAAAGAAACCTCGGTTACTTGGTAACCAGCACCTGCTCCTACGTCGATACGTTGATTACTTGATTCAAAATCAATATCAACGCGCGTGTCTGTGTAGTCGCCTGTCTTCTCATAGGTAAATACCTGATTACAGATATCAACTGCTTGAGCTTTTCCAAAAGACAGAACACCGACTACCAGAATTGCTACGAATAATCCAATTTTATACTTCATACGTTACTCACCTCCTTCGAGTATTGACTATACTTAGAATATTTAACTGGGTTTCTAGTAATATGGATCGTCTTTTTTACTTTCAGATCAAACGATGGGATAACATATAGCCTTTCAATTGTACCTTTATTTAAACCAATACAGAAAAAGTAATCACATGTGAGCTGGTCTTTATTTGAAATTGAGAAATACCAGCTATCAGTACCCCTGTCTTTATCCTTATGTAGCTCTGCTAATTTAACCTCTATTTTTCTACCCTTGTGTAAAAAGTCGTGGCTTGAGAGATTGACATAAATAGAGCCTGGTAACAACTCCCGTGCTATTGACTCCCCTTTAATTTTAAGGTGACGGTTAGCCATTTTTTTACCCTTACGCCTAGCCTTTTGCCATTGTGAAAAATACGCACGTCTCTTCTTACTGCGTTTCTTTTGTTGCGTTCCCCATTGTCCAGTCTTGTAAGGCATCACTTTATACAGTTCATAATCTCTATTGCAACCTGTGGGACGATTGAGTTTCCAAGAGCTTTGAGTCTTTTATTGCGGTGTACCCTTCGGGATATCCCATCATCCATTCCACAAAGTCTGGTTGCAACTTCAGTCCAGTTCTCTCCCCATGCTTTATTTGCTCTGCCAATCCTCCTGGTGCGTATTTTCTCCCAATCGATTTCCTGAATTCCTTCCTCTTCTTTATTCTGTTCTCCCCACCCTCTATGTTCACCGTTGATGGCGTGAGCAATAATCCATACTCTGTCTCTTCGGTGCGGCGCATTCGTGGCGCAAGCTGGAATAACAAACGGTTGGACTTCGTAACCTTCACCTTCCAAGTCAGTACACACTTGCTCGAGAACCATGCCGTTGTTCCAAGTAAGCAAGCCACTAACATTCTCAGCGATGATCCACGTAGGCGAGGTGTTTCGTATAACCGAAAACATCTCTGGCCAGAGGTAGCGGTCATCCTCCGTTCCTTTTCTTCGTCCAGCTTGGGAAAATGGTTGGCAAGGGAATCCTCCTGTGAGGATAAAAGGATATTCAGATCGTTTATTTTCTTCTGTTTGCGATGACCGCTCGGACGTATATTGTTCGTATTCTTTGCCTGTCCCCTGTTCCCCATATTGCTGTCTGGTGTCGGTAATAAGTTCATTGATGTCGCCATATATTTTTGAATTAGACCAGTGCTTTTTTAATACAGCCTGGCAAAAAGGATCGTTATCACAAAAAATGTGCTCTACATTATCCCATACTGCCTCGGTAGCCAGAGCGAAACCTCCAATACCACTGAATAAATCTATATGGATCATAGTAACCTACCATCCCCAGTTCCAAATACCCTGGTAATATCCTCTCGCTCCAATCTATATTTTTCAGGATTCCTAGAATACTCATCATGATACTTCTGCTCATTTTTAATACGACCTGATTTAACTTTAGGTGATGCAGGGTAGAGATTAAGGGTGTTTTGAATGCGTCTCCTGATTCGTGAAACCTGATTAGGATCATCGGTATTTTTCTCTAAGTAAAGAACCTGTTCCCTTGTTATATTAGAACCTCGATCTTGAAGAATACCGTAGTGAAGATAGAAATCGTTATCGCGACATTCCTGTGCTGTGAAAGAACCAGCACCATGAACAAGCGCGTTTGCTACACGGTATTTTATGCTATCTTTTTTCATATCTCAATAGTGGTGGCGATAGCTTCACAGGCTTTATCCCAGCCATTTGCATAAGCGATACGAAACAATTCTATCTTCGACAAACCCTTATCCCATATTTCAGAGGCACCCTGTTTTGTTTTTCTCGCAATATCCGCACACCGCTTCCGCTCGGATTCTTTCCCCATTTTATAGCAGTTACCACAAAAGACATTTACTTATAAACCCTCTTTGAAAGCAAGGTCAACGTATTTATCTAGCCACCTTTCCATTCCAAAAGAATCCCCACTACTATTGTTCAACCAGGCTGAAAATTCTTGTCGCGCATCTTCTTTTAATTTCTCAATGCCCATATTTTTTTCTTGATTAAACCAACCCTCTTCGGGATCAGTATTAGGATGATCGACGTTCATTTTTTCAGTAGCACCTACGTCCTCTCCTAAGCACTCCTGGCTAAGATCGGGGACGTATGGTTTACCACATTGATGAGGAATAGGAACAGTGCCACCACAATGCCTACACCTGTAATTGTTTTTAAATGTATCCATCACCTAGTTTATTAGGGTTATTTTCATGATGTTTTCTCCAGTAAGCCGCGTCTTTAATAACCTCTTCTTTTTTAACTCCCATCAGTGTTCCACAATCCATACACCACATTTTTAAGACCTTACCTCTGCTTTGCTTGATCTGTATATTGTCGTGATCACACTCGACTTTTATAGTTATCTTTTTCATACAAAAGCAATCCAGTCCTCTCCAAGCAGATCACCATCATTGACGATCCAATCGTAGAATTTACCATTAGGTTTTTGTAACTGAAGTCGACCATTATTAATCATTGCTAAGAAAGCGTAGTTACCCCATTCTTTCTTCGTTATTTTCTTACCATCAATAACGGCTTGCATAGCCTCTGGGAAAGTAAGAAGTTTTTCCTTTTTAGGAACTGGGCTTGTTGATTTATTTTTATTAAACATAGTTCTTAGTTATAAGGGTAAAGCATGTTTGGCATTGGTGAGTTGATCCTCTTTTTTTATCATACGTTGAATCTAATTTAGGAAAGTGTATTCCCCATCGGCAAAATATGTTCTGCCTTAATTTACGGATAAATCTATTCATAATCTCTATTCTCCTCGTTACTTTTTAGTGCCGCTTCCATGTTCTCGCGCTCGACCTGTGCGCGTTCCTCCGCGAAGGGGTCTGTGTTTTGGTACTCCATACTCTTTTTTAAACATTAAGGATTCAATTGACGGGAACTCAATATGTAACCCAAACTTTTCTCCGATGTGCTTATTGATAGTGTCAAAGACCATATCAATTTCTTTAGTAGTAAGTTCGGTTGTAGACCTTTTATTTAACTGTGCCTTTTGAACTGGTCGCCATAGATACTCTTTTATCGTTGTTGCATTCCAAGGAATATCAACACCAGGATTAAGCGTCTTACGCATATCGAGTCCGTGGCTATTAAGCTCATCAGCCAATTCCTGAAACAGAACGTGTAACGCCTTGTTTTGTTGGATGGTTCGCTGACGTGGTGTTGGTTCGGGTTTCATAGAGGAGCGTTTGATGCACCGTAAAGAATCAATAAGACGATGCCAATGAAGCCTAATAGGAAAGCGAGTCCGTAGATTGTATCAAACAGATCGCTCATATTAGTCGACATACCTTGCGAGTGAATAAGCTAAGGCAAAGCAGAGCAATCCGAGGATCAAGAATGGTGAGACTAAAATTATGATAAAGAGTGAGATCATAGGTTTTTAAGTTCTTCTTTTACATACTGCGATACTGCCAACAACCTAACCTCTGCCGTTTTTACAATATTCAATCCAGCCGCTGATAAACCCTCTGGTGTTGGAATATGTTTCATGGACTCGGCATAGGCGAACAGCTTATCTTTTTCAGGAGCGATTTTAGCCTGTCGTTCTTTCTCCTCTAATGCCCTTCGTTCTTTTTCAGCTTTCATCTTGGCTTCATGTACCTTCTTTTCCTGTTCTCGTCTATTTTCCTCTAATTCACGTTGCACTTTTTCCTTTGCTTCGCGCTCAAGACGCAACGCATCATCAGCAACCTTTTTAGCATGAGCCTGTTTAGCACGTTCAATCTCTGCGGCTTTTTCCCTAGCCATTGCTTCTGCTTTCAGTTTTTCATTTTCAATACGGATACGTTCTCTCTCCTCCGCATCTGCTTTAGCCTTGGCAATTGCTTCCTCCTGTGCTTTTTTCTCAGCCGCTATTTGTGCTTCTTTTGCGAACTTAGAACTTTCAAGTAGCTTGGAAAAAACATCGTCGGTCATCTCCCGTAAGTTATACATGTTCGTATCAATAACGTATGGCGAGAGCTTTACGATTCTTTCATTGAAGATAAAATCCTTTCTTTCTTGTTCCTTTATCTCAATAAATTTCTCCTGGTTTTCGAGATATTGCTCAAGAGGAACCGTGATAGCCTTGATGATATTAGCAATACCGTCGATAGCTTTACCCTGACGGAGTGATTGTTCTTTGAGTGATTTACGAGCCTTTTCCGCGCCAATACGGATTTGTTTTAACTGAAGCCGAGTAACACGGGCTTTTTTCATTTCCTCAACTTGGGAAGCGTCTGTGATAGTAATACTCTTAGCAGATTGCTCTAACTCCTTTGCTTTATTAAAGAATTCATTAAAGTACTCAAGGATCATTTCCGACTGGGTTTTCTCCAATCCACTTTGCTCTACAATTTTTACAAGGTCGTTCATAGAGAAAGTAGTAGATAAATAATACTATTGATTAAGATACCAACCGCAAATCCCTCCCAAAAATGTCTGCTTGAAAATAACTGTTTTAGAAATTTTTTCATATTAGAATCCACTTAAACGGTTAACAATCTCGTCTATCTCGGCAAGCGTGGTGCGCTCGAATTCGAGATACTGTGATACCTTTTCTTGAACCTCGGGACGGGTGACAGTGAGGTAGAAGAACTGCTGGGCAATAAGGCGAGGATCGTAGAAAACAAAGTACAGAGTGGTAAGTGTGTCATTCACAATGAATGGTTGCGTAGCCTGATCTTCATAATCCTTTGGAATCTTTTTAGTAAGCAACGCCTCAATATGACGTGCGGACGCTAGACACTTAACCTCTACCACTTCGGTATCACTAATAACGCCATCGGGTGAGTAAGCAATATTGGGGTTATCCTCCCTTTGCCACATGATCAGCGACTTATCAATTTGCCATCCCGTCTCTTCAGCAAAGCGATCTAACGCTTCTTCTTCGAGACGGGAGCCACGATCCATAACATTCTCATCGTCGGGTGGCAGAGCAAGCCTATCAGCAATGAGTTGGTAGTAACCAACCTTTTTACCATTGCCACGCTTTACAATAAGGTCTTTTAATTTACTGCCTGTTATTTTTCCGAGACGGTCTTCCATCCACTCATCTCGGGATTCATAGTGTTTAGTAATCATACGGGTAAGCTATCAACCCCTTCGGTATCTAAGAACTCCTTTTGTTTTTCAGGACTCGCCATAGGTTGAACAACGGTTGTTGTACCAACGGGTTCTACTGGCGCACTATCTAATTTTTTACCCTCTAGCTCCTCAAGGTTTTCCATGTGCAGTTTCTTCATATTGTCTTTCAAGTCTTTCAGTTCAACCTTAGCCGCCGCTGGTAATGCAGACCATACCTTTTCTAATTCCTGTAAATTAGCGGTTTTAGAAATGCGATCCTCTGCTTCTTTTATGATTGCTTTTTTGAATTGCTTTTCTCCAATATCAGCACCATCAGTATCCTCATCACCTGTCATGATTCCGAATGCATTACAGAACGCGTACCGTTTGGCGAACGTAGCCGCCGCCGCCGCGTGTTGCGAACCAGACATCATCTTAGTTTTATTTCCAAAAGGGATTTCAAAATCAGATACCTCAGAATGACCTAGTTTATGTTTGGCGATACAAATAGCCTTTACCTTATCAGGTTGGAATTCAACCTTGATCATGTAGCTAAGACCATGTTTATTCAGAACAGATTTTACCTGTTCAATAATGCTATCCAAAGGTGCATATTTATATAGAAGTCTACCATCATCTCTAACTTCTTTCTTCTTTTCAATAACAGGACACTCGCCTTGAAAAGCGGTCATTGCTTCGTTAAAAGCCTCGCGCGCCATTTCAGCCTTCATCTTGATTTGCAGATCAATGAGTTTTCCAATCTCATCCACTGAAGCACCTCGAGCAACGGCAATGGCGAGTAAACCTTGTGGGGAGTTATCAGGCATAGGAACCCCTGTAACGATAGGAGCACTATCTCCCGTAGGAACCATACTTTTTTCCTTTTTTTTCATGGATTTATTTATAAGAAAGTAAACGATGAACTTTATATCCGTCTGCTAAACCAGTCATGTAGGAAACCGCGCTATCTTCGGAATTGAAAGTATTTTCCCCTTGTTCTCGACCATTATACTGAACGGTAACTACATATCTTTTTCCATGGGCAAAGAGTCTCAAAACGACTTGCCCTAGTTGTATGCTCGTTAATTCGGTCATAGAATATGTTAGGTTGTTAATGTCTTTAAGTATACAAGAGTGGATGAATAATACAAGTGCGACTTATCCACTCATTTCAAAGAAAAAGGGAGCCAGGAGTAAGCATGGGTGTTAATGTTCCTAGGACATGTTACCACCCTATGCTTGCCTCTGACTCCCATGTTTGAAAGAACTATTAATACGACTTATGCGCGATCTGGTGGTTGAGTGCGGCTTCAGCAGTTTTATGTTTGCTGTTTTCAATGTACCAGCGCATCTGTAGAATTTGATGTTCTTGGTTCATTGTGTGAGGTTCGGTGCCAGTTGCCTTAGCCGCCGCTACACACGTTGACCAGATACATTGCCATACTCCGAATGCCGTTGAATTAGGGTTCTTAGCATTCATGCGTAAACCACTTTCTCTACGCATCAACTCTATTTCTGCGTCACTGATGTTCATATCAGCAACGGTACCCAATGTCAGTCTCTGTGTTTTCTTTAGTTCGGTCTGACTTACCGAAGCTCGATTGCTTTTAAACGTGCAATCTCTTTATCCTTCTCGTTTGTGACACGGATTATTTCCGCGTTTTTGTCTTGAACCGTTTGGCTTAGTGATTGGATTTCTACTTCCAACCGACCAATTGATTCTGCTTTCCCAACTGCTTCTTGATACGTACGATACCAGTTTGTTCCTGTGATCGTGCCGTAGATAGCGGCTGAAATGAGAACCACCCAAAGGATTCGTTCAAAAGAGGCTTTTGAGAATACCTTCATATGTTTGTGTTAAGGGTTAAATTCCCCCGTCAGTGAACATTATGATGTGTGCATTATAATGTTAACTGATAGATAGGGAGTCATGAGTAATGGGTGTATATCCTGTAGGCTTTTACGCTAAATTGTTCAAAGCCATGTCAATGAACAATTTGATTACACCCATCACTTCTGACTCCCTTCAAATCTTAGGCATTGCGTAGACGAGATCAGCAGTACGAAACCACTTGATCCGTCCGCAATGCTTCCATGAGGTCTATTTGATAGTGCCTCAACGGGTGGGCGGTAAAGGATGTTCCGTGATACGCAACTATGTGTCGCCACATAGCCATTCTCACGGTCAGCTCCGATACGACCCCATTTGTTCGTATCCAGCCACCCTATAGTGGCTTAATACCCACCCGACGAGGCACTAGATTGTTAAGGTACTTGCCTGATTCCACCCTACCCCACCATTATAGCTTAGGCAGATGAAGAAGTCAAGAACAGTTTAAGTCAATATGTGCCAATATGGATTGACACTTATAGAGATAATGACTGTGTTGAGCCAATAAACTAATAATATAATGGCGATGTAGAGCCATTTTATGCCCTAACGCCTTCCTGAATAAGGTATTGTTTGAGTTTGGCTAAAGCCTTACTTTCCAGTTGCCTAACACGTTCTCGACTGATGCCCATCGATTTACCAATATCCTCAAGAGTCATGGGATGTAACCCATCTCCAATACCAAAACGGTTTGAAATAACATACTGATCTCTAGCACTTAGTCTCGACATCATTTTTTTTATAAGCTCGACATTTAATTCATCGTTTGCATTCTCATCAGGGCTAGGTGATTCATCCACTAAGAAATCAGCAAGGCTCCTTTGTGATTGCCCTCGAGCCTTTTCTCCAATCAACTGATCAATAGAAATTGCTGGTAAAAGATGGGGTGGTATTTCGTGATCCTCAAAACCTTTTCTTTTCATACGGATAAGAGCATCCACTTTATTTTCTGGAATATGAATAATGTTATTGGTTTTAACAAAACGATAGACAGCTTGCCGAATCCAGTGAAATGCATAGGTTGAGAAACGGGTTTTATGTTTGGTACGAAAATGCTCCACGGCACGAAACAATCCTAGATTCCCTTCCTGGATAGCATCTAAAAGGTCTTCATTTCTTAGCCTTAGTTTTTTAACAATATGAACAACCAGGCGTAGGTTTGCTTTTACCATCGCCTTCTTAGCACCTTGGTCTCCCTGTTCTGCTCGAGTAGCTAATCTAATTTCTTGCTCTTTTGTCAGGAGTGGAGTACGCGAAATTTCTCGCAAGTATTCTGAAAGAATTGAGTCCATACCAGGTCATACCTATCGCCTTCGGAAAGCATGACCATCACAGTTAGGACATTGTGTTGGTTCAGTTTCAGATAACCAATCATGAGCGCAATCGATACAAACATAGGCATTTAGTTCTGTATCAGTATCAAAAGCATTTGGGGTAGAGGATTCAATTTGATCAACGGGTTTCATTGCTCTTTTTTGCGCCAGTCGATTACGCAATCTTTCACCAGCCGCTTTACGTTGTTCAGGACTCCAGTTACTTGATTTACGTTTCTTATATGTTTTCTTCTCTTCCTCCTGTGGTGGAGTGGTAATAAGCTCGATAGCTTGTTCAACTAAACCAACAATCGCCTCCCATTGCTTAGTGTTAACACCATTCCCCATCATCAAAGCATTAGCCTTGGCACGCCCAAGTAACTCATATAGTTTTGCTACGGGGTTATCGTTCATATTCCGAGGTGCTTTTTAAATGCAGTAATAGCCTTTTTTTCAATAATAAAACGCTGACCACGGGGTGCCTCATTACCAAAAATAGAGGGCATTATTTTAGCCTCTAATTTCTTTCCGCGAATCCCATGAGTGATAAACTTTTTGACTGTCCAGTAGCTTGTAGTGCCTAATTCGCCAGAGTTTACCAACTCATTTAGATGAACATAGTTTTTATCCATATCCCCATAATACACAAATACAGAAAAAAGACAAGAAGAAAGCAAGTGTGGATAACTAAGACTAGCTTAAAACCAGGGAAGGTATATGATGGTTTTGCATGACGCTATCCTTCAATTTAGTAACTAGTAAGACGCACACCAGCCTTTTAACGAGGGTAGTGTCAGCTAATGGTGTGCGTCTTTTTGATTACTAGGTATGGCAAAACAACGCTACATCAATACAAGGTTTTGGATAGATGGGTATATCGAGGCTTGTAGTATTGACGAAAAGCTAGTTTTCTTGTATTTAATCACGAATCCGAAGACTGATATCTGCGGAATTTACGAATTACCGCTATCTCACGTAATTGCAGAGACTGGTGTAACGCGCGAAAGAGTGCTAGAAATTTTTGAAAAGTTTCAGAAGGATGATAGAATCCTTTACATGGATGGTTGGATGGTTGTTAAACGCTTTATAGAGCATCAAAATCTTAACCCATCAATTGTCGAAGGAATAAAAAGAGGCTTAGAATCTTGTCCGAAAAAAATACTGGACAGCCTGGGTACAGCCTGGGTAGAGGGTGTATACAGTTTGATACATATTAAACTTAAATCTAAACTTAAACTTAAACCTAAATTGAAACTTAAACTTAAAGTCGATGACGCATGCCGTGCGTATCTCGAAACTTGGAATAAAACATTTGGCACGAATCTAAAAACCATCGTCGCCCTACGGAGCAACATGGATTTCTGGCTAAACGAGTACAGCCTGGATGAAATTAAGCGAGCGGTAACGAAAATACCGTCTCACCCGTACTGGGGAAAAACCAACATGAACATCGAAACATTGCTACGGCGTAGAAATCCGCGAGGGGATGAGGTCGACTACATCGGCGAAATGCTAAATCAAAAAACGATTCAAAAACAAGAAGTGAAACGATATGCCTAGAGAAATAGAATTTTACTACGTTATTTTTTGGGATAAAAACGATCCACCTATCCAGCTTTCAGCGCAAGGTGGTGCGGAATTACAGCGCGATTTAAACAAGCCAGATTGTCCGCAATTTGTTTACGTCAAAGACGATGTGGTAAATAAAAATGCGATTGAAAAAGTGAAAGCATCGTACAAAAACATACCGACAAAATTACCGTACGTGCCAGAACAAACACCTGAGCAAAGAGCGGATTCAATGAAAAGAATGGAAGATATTAAAAGCAATTTATCTCAAAAGTTTGATTGGTTTAGAAAATAAATATGAGCGACCACGAAACATACCGAGAAATAAACAAAGAGCGACGCAACCAAAAGACGCGTCCCCTAAATCCAGCATGGGAAGCCGCGCGTGAACGTTTTGCAAAAACAAAAGAAATTAAACCAGCGATAACGTGTGTTTGTAGTCATTCAAAATACCACCACACGATAACAAAAGACGTTGCAACGGGAAGGGATTACTGGGGAAAGTGTGGCAAGCAAGAAGAGTGCGGATGTGACGGTTATCAGACTTGGAAAGACAAACCATTATGAGCATCGATTGGACTAGCTTAAGCAAAGATATTTTAACCCTTTTAGGAATAATTGGGATTACATACTGGGTTCCATATCTGGTGCGGAAGGGTTGGAAAGATGGCGAATTTGCTTCGGTTAGAAAAGCGAATGAAGTAATAAGACAAGCGTTTGAGCAAGGTAAAGAATTTGGGAAAAAAGAAGATAAAAAATGATATGCCTATAAAAAACTACACAACAAAAGTACCAGCAGATAGAAGCATTGCAGAAATACAAACAGCTCTTGTGAAGCATGGAGCGAGTGGAATTTTATACGAATACGAACAGGGAACGGGAAGGATAGCCGCGCTTAAATTTAAATTAGAAATAAACGGAAATACCGTAGGTTTTTCATTGCCATGTGAGTGGCGTAAATTTCAGCGATGTTTAGAAAAACAAAATGTGAGACGATCTTTTGATGAAGATTACGTATACCGAGTTGCATGGCGAGTGATACGTGATTGGGTAATGGCACAGATGGCATTTTACGAAACCGAGATAGTGGATATGCCGCAAGTATTTTTACCATTTGCTATGAGTAAAAATGGAAAAACGATGTACGAAATAGCATCCACTACAGGGTTGCTTCTTGGGGGAGGTGAGACAGATGGAAATTGAATCAATGGTAGGGTGTGCATTTATTTCAGTTGTAGGAGTAATGATGCTAATAGCAGGATTTCTAGCATTTACTTTTACCTGGAATACAACTAGAGAAGGTCAGCACACAGGGTATGTAACTGCGGTAGAACAAGACGGATTAATTTTTCACAATTACCGAGTCTATTTCAAAACCGATAATTCATCGAGTCAAGAAGACGTATACTGCGTAAATAGAGACAATAAAGAACTGGCTCAAAAAATAAAAGAAGCTAATAAATCTCGTAAGTTAGTAGAAATAGAATTTGATGGCGTGAGAGGATTTGGATTAGCACTCTGTCAAGACGATGAGATTCAATCAGTAAACGTAGTAGAGTAATTAATTATTAAACTAAAACTATGCCTCAAGCACATTTGGAAAAAGAATTCGTAGACAATCTAAAAGTAATGGCGGCTAAGACATTTCGACTCGCTCGAAAAGATATAGAAAACTCTGGTCACATTGACTGGGTTACAAAAGCATCGAGTATCGTTGTTGATAACATCCTCGCGGTGTTATTGCAGAATATAAAAATGGAGCAGAAAACCGTGCCGATTGAAACAAAAAAGGGAGTAGTGAATGAAGCGGAAAAAACAGAAAAAAGCGAACCCGAAAAAGAAGAAGACGTGGTAAAATAAAGATATGAAGATCAGTGACGTTAAACCATACGAGCGCAATGCGAAAAAGCATCCTGATAAGCAGATAGATGCATTGGCGCGAGTGGTTAAAGAGATTGGCTGGCGACAACCTGTTGTCATAAATCAGAAAGGCACGATTGTCGTCGGTCATGGTCGCTGGATGGTGTGGGAAAAGTATAAATACATCCAGGCAATGGATATCCCTCCGATCTGGGTTATCGACGACAAAGGCGAGGTAGTCCATGGAGCACCAGACACACGCCCATTAACCGAAGACCAGGAGAAAATGTGGCGACTTGCGGATAACCAACTCAACGCCATAACGGGATTTGAAATGAAACTGGTGGTAGAAGAACTGAAAGGATTGGATGATTACATGATCGAGCTAACGGGATTTAGTAAAGACCTGATCATTGATCCAGACGCGAAGGATGATGTTATACCAACACTAACAGGTGAACCAAAAAGCAAACTCGGTGACATTTACGAATTGGGAATGCATAGGATTTTATGCGGTGACAGTACCAAACGAGAAAACGTTGAGCGTCTTATGGACGGTGCAAAAGCGGATATGGTATTCACTGATCCACCGTATAACATTGCGTACAAAGGGCATGGCGAAAATACGAGCAATGAGATTAAAGGCGATGACGTAACACCGCAAGCATTCGATGAATTTTTAGATAAAGTGTTTGCGAATTACAGCGAATTTACTAAGACAGGGGGGGGGAATTACGTATTCCACGCCTCGCGTACGCAGTCCTCCTTCGAGAAAGCTATGGAAAAGAATGGGTATGTGATACGGAATCAACTGATTTGGAACAAGCCAGCATCAGCACTTGGTTGGGGTGACTACCGCTGGAAACATGAGCCATTTTTCTATGCTGGAAAAAAAGACGTTGAGACAGAATTTTATGGCGATAGAACCCATAGCACCGTCTGGGACTTTCAGAAAACAGAAGCGGAATTACTAGCATGGGTAAAACGTCAGAAAATGTCAGAGATGCTAGGCGAGACAACCATATGGACTATGAAACGGGATAACACGAATAAGTACTTGCATCCGACTCAAAAACCCGTTGAACTTATATGCTATGGTCTCGCAAACAGCAGTAAGGGTGAGGACATAGTACTCGACCTATTTTTAGGATCGGGAAGTGTACTAATAGCCGCTGAGAAAATGGGTAGAGTTTGTTATGGCATGGAACTAGACCCTCACTATGTCGATGTTGTGGTACAGCGATACGTTGACTATACTGGTAACACCAAGATTATTAAGAATGGTCAAGAGGAAGTATGGCAGAAAGCACCGACAATAGCACCGACAAAAGATTAGAAAATCTGCAACCTCCCTGGAAACCAGGGCAATCTGGCAATCCTACAGGGAAGGCAAGAGGGCAAAGGGACTACGCCACCCTGTACAAAGAGGCTTTAATAAAACTGGCTAAGAAGAATAACCTTGAACCAGACGACTTAGAGCTAGAGATACTATCAAACGCTATCTTAAATGCCCGTGTGGGTAACTATAAATTCTACAAAGACATGATGGATCGGTTATTTGGGAAAGCACTTCAGCGAAGCCAAGTAGATGGCAATATAACCGTTAATTACGAAGAAATGAACGATGAACAACTTGATGCCGCAATTAGAGAAAAGGCAAGAAAAGCTGGAGTTGATCAAGCTACTTGATGAGAAAGAGCGTCGACGTGCAGAAGACCCTCTCAAGTATGCTCAACAGCATGACAAGCAACGGCAAGCTACAGCCGCGCTAGAAAGCATACGTGCCTTATTTTGGGGAAACCGTGTTGGTAAGACTGAATGGGGAGCATCGGAAGTAGCTCGATACGTTACTGGAAAGCATGAGTATCGACGCATTGAAAGCCCTATCGAGATATGGTCAGCCTGTCCGTCATACGACGCGCAAGAGGATACTACGCAAAAGAAATTAGAAAAGTACATATCCAAGAAAGACATAGCCCATATCGACTACCTCCGTGGTCGCATTTGGAAAAAGCTTTTATTTAAAAACGGGAATTTTATTACGTTCAAGTCTTACGAACAGGGACGGGAAAAGTTTCAAGGTGCTGGTAAACGTCTGATTTGGTTCGATGAAGAACCACCAAAAGATATCTGGGAAGAGTGTTTTGTACGTGTCGAAGCTGGCATGCCTCTCGATATTATTTTGACCATGACAGCTATTAAAGGCATGACCTGGGTTTATGACGAAATCTTTTTAAATACCAATAACCCCGATTTATTTATTTCAGAAGCTGGGTGGGATGATAACCCATGGCTCACAAAAGAGCAGAAAGAAAAAATGTCGAGAGGATTAAGTGCCATAGCTCTGCTCACTCGCAAACATGGCAAGTTCGTAAAGCGTGTTGGCTTGGTATGTGCTTGGTGGGATCGGAGTAAGCATTTGCGAAGTTACGGAAGGCTCGATCCAACGTGGACATGGTACGAGGCATTGGATGGTGGGTACTCCGATCCAGCCGCATGGCTTTTAATTGGCATAGACCATGATGGGGATGTGCATGTGGTGCGAGGATTTAGGTTGAAGGGGTTAAATGCCAAACAGATTAAAGCAGAGCGAGACAAACGGATTAGTAGGCAATTAGAAATCGTTGATGGGTGGGGTGATAACGACGATCCACGGCTTATGGATGACCTGACGGAACTAGGCATGCCCATGCGACCCGTTGAGAAATTACCAAACGAATCAAAGAGCTGGGATGAGACGTTAGCCATGCGCCTTGAGGAATATGGGCAAGTGAATAAAGCCACGGGCAAGCCACGGTTGTTTATCTCCAAAGACTTGATGGAAGTGAGCGAAATAACAGGCAATGAGCAGAACTGGATGGTGCAAGAAATAGAAAACCTTGTATGGACTGAACGCAAGGATGAGGTGCTTCCGAAATGGAATGATCACCGTCGATTCGGGCATCACTTTGATGGCATGCGAGCATTGGCATATTTCTTAATAAGCTATAATAAACCTGTCAGCCTCGACGATGAGGATGAAGACGAAAAGAGCAAGCCAATAACTGCTGGCTGGCAATCTCGTAAATGGTAGAGTATTCTAAAACTAAACTATGGCACGAAAAAAAGTTCAGACAACTTCGGATGACGATGCATCAAAAGTAAAAAAGTCAGCCGTACCGCAATTAGAACTTGGTGGAAGCGGTACGCTCATAACCAATGGAATTATCAGTGGCGAGGAATATGATTCGCAATTAGCTGGTCTGCAAGGAGTAAAAGCCTATGAATCAATGCGGAATGATGCGACGGTAAACGCATCCCTCGACGTTGTTAAACTCCCTATCCTAGCCGCGTCTTGGTATACGGAAGCTGGAAGCGATGATGACGACATATACCAAGAGCATGCAGACTTTATTGACCAGGAACTTTTTTCAAACTTAAATCACACCTTTACCGAGTTTTTGCGCGAAGCATTGAACTACCTCGATTACGGACGGTACGCTTTTGAGATCGTGTATCGCCTTCGTGACGATGGTAAGATCGGTTGGAAAAAGTTCGCGTCTCGAATGCCGAAAACGATTTACTACTGGCAACAAGACGATGGCACGCCTGGCATAACACAAGTCCTTTCAGACGGTAGGCGCGTATCGATCCCGATTGAAAAGCTATTACCATTCGTGAATCGCAAAGAAGGTGACAATTACGAAGGTCGTTCGATCCTCCGCACCTCATACCGCAACTGGTACACAAAAGATGCTTTGTACAAAATACAAGCCATTGGGTTAGAACGCCAAGGCGTAGGCATCCCATACGTGAAAGTGCCAAAAGGTGCTACGGCAAAAGATATTCAAAAAGCAGAGGAGTTTGTACGGAACCTCCGCGCTAATGAGGAATCATACCTAACATGGAAAGAAGGCTGGGAGTTTGGATTCTTGGACATGAAAGGCATGGGGAACATAGACCCTTCGGGAGCAATCACTCACCATAACCGCGAGATAGCGAAGAACGTACTGGCTCAATTCTTGGAACTCGGTGCCACTAGCGGATCAACGGGTGGTGGTGGATCAGGGTCATTTGCATTGTCAAAAGATCAGTCACGGCTTTTTATTCTCTCCCTCCAGTACGTAGCGAATTACGTAGCCGATGTTATAACCAAGTACGCGATTCAGCGTTTGATTGATATCAACTTCGGTCCGCAAGAATACTACCCTCAACTCAAGGTTTCTAAGATTGGCGAGGTTGATTTCCAAGTATTATCAACGGCACTTAAGTCACTGGTTGAAAGCGGTCTCATGACAGCCGACCCTGGCTTAGAAGACTTTTTGCGCGATAACATGAACCTGCCAGACCTGCCAGAGGCAGTACGAGCAGAGAATGAATTTAACGACTTTATGGCTACCCTTGATGAAAACAGCAAAGCAATAGACGCGAAGCAAAACGAGGTGAGCGCATCGTTTGAACCTGATCAAGAAATGACACCAGAAACCCAAACAGTGGCGATGGTAGCCAATGAGCGAAGGGGATTAATCAGTCGATTATTCGGTGCAAAGACAGCGGCTCAAGACGCGAAAGAGGAAAAGCCTGATCCTCGCTTGGATAAGATTAACCAGAGAAAAGGTCAGCATAGCGTTGAGGTGCGCCAAGCGCGGCACGAATTCGATAAGGCAAAACTGGACATACAGGAAAAGATCATCAAAGCGAAAATGGCTGGTACCAAAATGGATGCCAATGCATACAAGAAACTCCAGTTAGAACTCTTACAGTTACAATCGGTAATGCTCGACAAGGTGCATGAGGCAAACATTAGTGCTGGAAACGATGTGGCTGACATAGTTGGTACTAAGACAGCTTCCGAATTGCCTGATATAAATTATGCTAAGGAACTAAAGAGCCAACTAGACGATGCCATTACACAAATCAAAAATTCTCTTACCAAAACTGATTGAGGCGAGTTACGCCTTATCAAACATCATCGTGGCATCTGAAAACAGGCACGAAGATTTTTCTAAATCCTACAAAAAAGATAAAGAGGCTTTTAGTCAGTTGATAGCATCGGGTATTAAGTTGGAACGCTTGTTAAAAAAGTATTTTCGGGACTTATCCGTTCAAATACCAAACGAAATAGATTGGTCGAATTACAGCCATAAAGTGCTGGTAGGAGCCGAACCGACTTTACCACTAATCCTCTACCGAGGTGGGCAAAACGTATCTGCATCGAACCTGTATACCCCTAATCCAGACGCATTCGGAATTAGTACCAGCCAAAATCCCATGACCGCAAAAGCATTCGCAAAAGCGGCTGGGAATAAGGACGTTGCCGAGATAACACTATCCCAAACAGCAAAGATTAAAATCGTAGACACTGCTGGTGGTGGGATCGATAGTGTTTATAACTATGAGCAATTACAGAAACTATACTCGCAAGGCTATGATGCCGTTCAAGACATAAGTAGTACGTTGGAGCAAGAGGTGCGTATCTTAAACCCTGGCGTGATCCAAGCCGCGAGGATCATAAACGTTGATTCAGTAGTGCCAAGCATAAACGACATAACAACAAGCATTGACTGGGATGGAAAGCTATTGAATTTACAAATTGTTTTTAACGAGGGATCGCAAGGATCGTTCTCGGCTGGTATGTCTGCCGCGCATGCGGAAGTGGGAGTAAAAACACAAATACTACCTTCCGATGCACCAGCCATAAAAGCCTTACGCCAATACGGATTGGATCGAGCGAAGCTGATAGAATCAAGCACGAAAGATAGAGTAAAAGAGAGCCTAGTAACATCCCTCCGCAATGGGTTAAATGTCCAGCAAGCCGCTGATGCTTTAGCAGATATCCTAGACGATCCTAGTAGAGCCGCGATGATAGCTCGTACTGAACAAGTGCTCGCCTATAGTGAGGGACGGCAAGCAGTCGGTGATGAACTAGGAGCTAAGTATAAAATATGGGATAATGGGCAACCGAAAGCATGTCCCTCGTGCCAGGGATTGCATGGAACAAAAGTGAAATGGGATGCAATGTTTCCAGGTGGCGAATATGACGATGTAGATTATCCACCACTCCATCCCAATTGTTATTGCGGTTGGCACATGGTACTCTAGCACTAAATTATGGCAAAAGATTTCAAAGTGAAAAACATTTACGGAAAAGAACCAAAAATATCCGTCATGGTTGATTTGAAAAATTACATGACGGCTGGTGAAAACGGAAAAGTAAAATTACCAAAACAGATACAAGTTCTACCAATGGGTATGTGGGATACCGAACAGTACGGACCAATGACAATAACGCGCGCGTATCTCGAAGCCATTGTGGATAACTACAAAAAGAATTTAAGAAAAGGACTACCGATAGACAAAGATCATAACCGACAAGAGGCGACTGGTTGGATGGAAAATCCTGTCATAAAAGAAGATGGCGAAAACCCAGGATTGTACTGCGATACGGAATGGACACCCCTAGGAGAAAGCCTTCTAGGTGGCAAAATATACCGTTTTTTCAGTCCTGAGTGGACTGACAACTACACTGATCCAGAAACAGGAATTCAACACGGACCAGCATTAATCGCTGGCACATTAACCAACCGTCCATTGTTCAAAGAATTGGTCCCGTTAGTGGCTAGCGAAGGCAACTTGACAACTCCTGGTTCTGCCGTGGTACTCTTATCTCAACAAAATTTTAACACTCCTTCTACAAAACCTATGTCCAAACTCGAAACTGTGTTAGCAAAAAAAGCTAGTGAGCTTACTGCTGAAGAAAAAGCATTAATCGTCGCTCACGAAAAAGATTTAAATGACGAACAGAAAAAAACATTCAGCGAAGTTTTAGAAGCTAACAAAGTCGCCGAGGAAAAAGCAAAGGCAGAAGCGGATGCAAAAGCCAAGGCTGAAAAAGAAGCGAAAGAAAAAGCAGAAGCCGAAGCCAAGAAAGGCAATGAACAATTAGTAACCATGACAGCCGCTGAAAAAGAACAGTTGGTTAAGAATGCTGAAGCTGGTAAACAAGCCATGGAGATTTTGGAAAACAAGAAAGCTGAGGAAACAGCCCAGGGTTTCTTAATGAGTGAAGATGGTAAGAAAGGCAAGATTTTGGCTAAAGGTAAGGATACTTTGACGAAATTGATCCGTTCCTTTAGCGATACCCAGATGAAATACTTCTCGGAAGTAATGGACGCTATCCCAGAAACGAAACTCTTTTCCGAGATCGGATCAGGAGCGAATGGCAATGGCGACGGAACCTCCAAGACAGCCTTTGAAGCCAAAGTAGCAGAGATCAAGAAAGCCAGCGAAGGGAAGCTGACTGAACGACAAGCAATGCTTGAAGTCGCAGAAAAATACCCTGACCTGTATAAGGCATACGAAGCCGACTTACAGCCAACTAAACGTTCATCTAAATAAATTTTTAAACTACTATGTCACAAGTTACACAAGGACCATACAAAACATATAAGGCAGGTGCCGATCTTCTTGCTACACCCAAGAAATATCACGTTGCCAAGTTAACTGCGAACGATACAATCACATTCGCAACAGCATCAACCGACGTTTTGGTCGGTATTATTCAGGAATCAGTAGTCTCTGGCGATAGCACCACAGTAGCTATCCCAAGTGGTGGCGCAACATCAAAAGCAGTTTGTGGTGAAAACCTTTCTCGTGGTAATTACCTTACCGCTGACTCTGCTGGTAAATTAGTACGCGCCTACCAAACAGGCGATAGAGTTATTGCCAAAGCATTAGAGTCAGGCGTTACCAATGACGTGATCGAGGTTCAAATGTGTGACTTCCGATGGGTTGCTGGATCGAGCGCATCCCCTTCAGTTTCTCCCTCTGCATCTGCCTCACTCAGCGCATCACCTTCTGCTTCTGAATCAGCTTCTCGCTCACCTTCTGCCTCAGTATCTGCATCGGTATCTCCTTCTGCCTCCAGGTCTCCAAGCTCCAGCGCAAGCCCATCTTAATAAACTAACGACTAACATAACTTACACCTATGCCAGCTATATCAGACACATATGCAGACCCGATCTTAACGCAGTACAGCGTTAAGTTCCAAAACGAACTGCAAGGATTCATTTGTGAGAAAATCTTCCCACAAGTGATGGTGAACAAAAAGACGGGTTTCTACTTCACCTACGGGAAGGAAAATCTTAGAATCCCGACAAGCCGCCGACGCAAATTTGCTCGAGCTAATCGTATCGAATGGAATGTTGCAAAGACTGCATACGGACCATTGTACGAACACAGCTTAGAAGACGGTATCGAAGACGATATCATGGATCAGTACGATGCTCCATTGGAACCACGCCAGGATTCAGTAGAAACATTGACCGAGATGTTGTACCTCGAAAAGGAATACAACCTCGCAGTGCAATTGTCTGATAACTCGATCATCACTCAGAACGCCACCTTGTCAGGATCGGGTAGTGCAATTGGAAACCAATGGGATAGCAATGGTGGAAAGCCTTTCCATGCCATTCAATTAGGCGTAGATGCAGTCAAGAAAAATAGCCTCCGATCACCTAACGCCATGTGGATGGGTTACCCAGTGTGGAGCGTATTAATGAATCACGCTGATATGATCGAAAGGGTTAAGTACACGCAATTGTCAGCTTTGACAGAACAGATGATGAAAGCACTCTTCCCAGGGATCAACAAAATCTTTATCGGATCAGCAGTATATAACACAGCCAAAGAAGGTCAAACAGATGCTACAGACTTCGTATGGGGTAAGCACTTGTGGATCGGATACATTCCTGATTCTCCAAAACTCCGCGAACCTGCCCTTGGTTACCATTTGCAACTGAAAGCCGCTCGTATGATTGACCGATGGGATGACCGCTCAGTAAAAACAGAATTCGTACGGATCACTGATTACTACGAACCAAAACTGGTCAGCCCAACAGCCGCATACGGAATTTTCAACGCAGTTGCCTAGTAGAAATATCCTTCGCAAAAGAGCCACCACAACGGTGGCTTTTTTGTATCGGTCTGTTTAAAACAATTAGTGTACAAGTAGAAATTAATCTTATATACTTAAGAAATGTTAAGCATAATTATCCCCAGTCGCAGTCCACAGTACCTCCAAAAAACGATTGATGATTTACTAGCGAAGGCAGAGGGTGAAGTAGAAGTAATTGTGGTGTTTGATGGCATATGGCCTGATCCTGTTTTAAAACCAAACAAGCAAGTGATTATCCTGCACCACGGCACTGTGCATGAGTCTCCTGGTATGCGCGCGAGCATCAACCTAGGGGTTGCTGTATCGAAGGGTGAGTACATTATGAAGATAGATGAGCACTGCATGGTTGATCAGGGATACGATCTAAAGCTCATAGCAGACTGTGAAGATAACTGGGTGGTAATTCCACGTCGATACAGACTAGAACCAGAGACATGGACGATTATAGAAGATGGTCGCCCTCCGATTGATTACATGATGGTTGATTACCCATACCAGCGTCCTAACGATAAAACATGCGGTCTCCATGGATCGGAATGGAAACAGAGATACCATGAACGAAAGGACATCATGATCGACGATACGCCTACCATGCAAGGATCATGTTATTTTATGAAGCGTAAGTATTGGGATGAGATTATAGGGGAATTAAGTACCGAGAAATACGGTCCATTCACTCAAGAGGCTCAAGAAATAAGTATGATGGCGTGGCTATCAGGTGGACGCGTTGTCGTGAATAAAAAGACGTGGTATGCACATTTCCATAAAGGAAAGCGTGGCAAGGGATACGGATTCTCCAATGAGCAGTATAAATTCCACATGAAGTGGAATGAGAAGGGAAGGCTATACTGCATCGATTATTGGATGAATACCAAGGAT